CGGGAAGTAATTTTGGTGATGGTTATATTTCTAATTTAGTGTTGTCAGATGAAGATGCGCCAACAGAAACATGGACGGTTCGAGTAGTGTCTGTTAAACGCGGTGTGGGTGGAGTTATAATTCCAGGATTTGCTAAACTTGTTGCTCAAGGATCTGTAAGTGGAAATATATTAGATGGATATGGAAATCAAATTTCTTGGAATTCTGACGGATATTCAAATACAAATGGAGTATTAACATTTGAAGTTCATGAAGGAACAATACCATTACAAGAAGGTGATAGATTTACTATTAAAGTAAAGAGCGGAGTATTATCAACTAATGATAATTTAGTAGCTACATATATTTGTGAAACAGATTTAAATCAACCACAATTTTTTACAAATTTAGATTTATTATTTGCTAAACATGGATCTCCAAGTTTAACAAACAGACTTTCATTAGGTGCTCAATTAGCATTCGCTAACTCTCCTCCTGGAGTATGGACAGTTCAAACTAAACCAGCAATACCAAGAAGATTATCATATCTCGTAGAAGATAATGCCTCTGGTAATGATACTGCGGCAGATTTAACTTTTGCATTACCTATGGATGTTACTCCTGATGGAGAGAGTAGTATTCATTTCTTTGTAACAGATCCTCTTACAAATGTAGAAACAGAAATTCGTCCAAATAAAGTAGATTTTTATGATTCTGATATTACTTTAGATCCAGAAAATGAATTTATTTCAAATGTATCATATACATATTCATACACTGTAATTAAAGATAATTTAGATAATTTATGTAAAATATTATTAACAGAAGATTTGGCTCTTGGTTCCGGTCAATCATTAAGAGTTACTGTTGTTGATGAAAAAGATGCTGATTTTTATGATGCAGGTTGGATTGAAGCCTATGAATCAATCGAAACGATTGATACAGATATGGTAGTTCCGCTTCCTTCACAAACTATATCTACTATATTCGGTAATGGAAAAACTCATGTTCAAATTATGAGTCAATTAAAATACAAGAGAGAAAGGTTACTTTTCACTGGCGCTATTAAAGGACTCGAACCTGAAAATGTCAGCGGAGATCCTTCTGTTCCAGTTGCTGTAGAAGATATAGGAATATTTGAGGGAATTCAAGGAGATGACCCAAGCGAAATTTTATCTGGTGATGATGAAGATTTAGCTAATTATGGAGTTAAAGCTGCTTATTCAGATACATTTAGAGTTGTATATTTCTATCCAGATGAGATTGTTGTACAAGTAGGTTCTGATAGAGCAATTGTTGATGGTTTCTTTATCGCAGCAGCTGCAGCAGGTTATCTTTCTGCAGTAAATAATATAGCAATCCCATTAACAAATAAAACATTAAGTGGTTTTACAATTCTTTCAGATAAACTATATAGACCCATTATATTAGAACAACTAACCGCAGATGGTATTACTGTACTTCAACCTGTTCAAGGCGGAGGGAGAGTAGTACGTGGACAGACAACAACCAACAGTGGGTTTATTGAGGAAAGAGAATTAAGCATTGTATTTATTCGTGACAGAATTGCTCGTACAATGCGCGGATCTTTTGATGGTTTCATAGGTTCTCCAGAATCTGATGTCACTCAGGCAGTATTAGGAAGTAGAGCAAATAATGTTCTTGCAAGCCTAATTAGCCGTGGATTAATTACTAAATTTAGAGACCTTAAGGTTCAACGCGATTCAGTTGATCCTACACAATGGAATATTTCTGTTGCTGTACAACCAGTTTACGCAGTAAACTTCATTTACATTAAAGTTAATGTTGGTCTATTATAATAGATAAAGGTTAAAAAATGCCTCTCAGAATAGCTAACCCAGGAAAAACAAGATTATATAATGAAAATGGTGATGGTTTTGCAACAACAAAAACACATCTTTCTACAAACATAAATATATTAGTTAATGGAATAGCGGTAGGTGCTGTTCAAAATATTAATATAGATGAAAATAGAGATATTAAACCTGTTGTAGAAATAGGTACAGATGGTATTATTGATAGTGCTCCAAGCTCTGCAACCACTGTATCGGGCAGTTGCGATAGAGTTAGATTCGATGGACAAAGAATAGCAGAAGCTTTTATGAGAGGATTTATTCATGTATCCGCTCAAAGAATTCCTTTTGATATTACAATTGTAGATAAGTTTGCTGCTGCAAATAATGATGACGCTTCAAGTTTTATCACAACAACTATTCATAATGTATGGATTAAATCTATAGCAACAAAATATCAAGCAGATAATTTTATTATTGTTGATAGTATGACATGGCAAGCAGAGTCAATTAGCAGCGTTCGTAATAATGGTGCTGTTGTCGGTCCTGTAAATAATATTGGTATTAGTATGACTGGTGAATTTGAAATCAATTCTTTTGAACAAGAAGCTGATACCGGTCTATTCCGCGGCTCTCTCGATGCTCCTGGCTTATTAAAAGCATTTGATGGTTCTGGCGGAAGAAACTTCTAATATTCTTAATTCTCTTAAAATTCAATGATATATTAAATAATGTTAGTTATAACATTGTTTAATATATTTTTATATGGAGAATAAGATGACAGAACAAAAAAGAAGAGTAATTTCAAGTAGTTTAGGATCTGTTCCTTTAGCTGAAAGAAAAACTATTATCGTAGATGATCCTACCGAAAATATAGAAGAAGAAGTTGATTATAGAGAAATTCAAAGAATTAAAGAAGAACAAAAAAAAGAAAAAATTAATTCTGTTGCATTATCAAAATTAGAATTTTTATTAGGAATAAGCAGGAAAGTAGTTGATGTAGAAGTTCAAGGTGTTGTTTTTACTTTAAAAACATTAAAAAATAAAGAAAAACAAAATATTGTACTTGAAGCTGCTAAACAAGAGTCTGTATTATTACAGTCTTTTAGTGTAAAAGATTTAACAATAGCTTATTCATTATTTAAAATTAATGATGAATTAATTGATAATATAATTGGTTCAAATATTAATAATAAAATGGAATTTATAAAGGAGATGGATTCTAATTTAGTTGAAAAACTTTGGGATGAATATATAAAATTAAATAAAGATGAAGATCCTGAAGCGTTAGGTAAAAGTACAGAAGAGGTTAGAGACACAATAAAAAAATAATTAAAGAACCAGAGCAAAGATTTATCTGGTTCTTATGTCAAAAATTTCAAAAAACTCCTGATGATCCTTGGTTTGAAGAATTAGATGAGATTCAATATTATTGGATGTTTCAACAATGGTTAGAAGATCAAGATCAAGAAAATAAAAAATATTACGAATATTCTACATATATAGGTGCTTTCTCAAATCCAAAAATGGCAGAAAAAGCATTTAAGTCAATGAAAGAATCTGATTTTTCAATATCTGATAAAGAATTTGAAGAATCATATAATAATGTTATTAATGATACAAATATTAAAAATTTAAATCAATCAAATAGTATATCTAATAGAAGACGAAGAAGGCAGAGAAAAGCTTTAGAATAATGGAATCTATATGGCTGGATTAGAAGATGTTGCAAAAGAAATATCATCACAATTAGAAGACGCTTTAAGCAAAGCTGATGAGCTAGGTGCCCAAAAAATTGGTCAAATACTTAATACTATTAGAGAAAAATTTAAATCATCTCCAGAAATATTTAATTTATTAACCGCAGCAGCAAAATCAGCTTTTAAAAAATTAGAAGAAATTGCTAAAGAATCTGGGTCTGTTTTATTTAATGCTTTAGGTTCAAGTATTGATAAAATAATTGATAAATTGCCAGAATTAGGGTCTGCTGGAATAAAAGCTTTTTCTGTATTATATTTATCTACTCAAGAAGTATCAGCTGGGTATAAAAAAATAGGTGATGAAATATCTTCTGTTTCAAGAATACAAACAGATAATACTAATAAATATATAGATTTAATAACAAAACAAATGCCAAAAGGCTTGGGAGATTTTTCATCAAGTATAATGAAAGGAATGATCTCTCAAGCAGAAGCTGCTAAAAATGCAGAATCATCTTTATATAATTATTATAGATTAAGCGGAATGGGATCGGAAATATCTCAAAGATTCGGGGAATCTTTAGAATTTAGCGCTGATCGAGCAAGAGGTTTTAGTGAGCATTTATATAAAGTAGCAAACGAAATACGGACAACAAGTCAAAATGTTGCAGAATGGGCTGTTGCTTTAAGAGTAATACCTGGAATTGAAAATGAGATTATCACATTAGGAACCAGTGAAGTAATTAGTGCTACAGGGGTTGCTATGCAAGTTGCAGCTCAATATGGATTAAGTGCGGCTGATGCTGCAAATAAACTTAAAACTTCATGGGAAAACTTTGGACTATCTGGAAAAGATGCTATTCAGGTTCTTTCTTTAATGGGTGCTGTAATGGATCAGACTGGGATTCCTATGGCATACGTTGATAACATTATATCTACTTCAAGAGAAAATTTTAAATCTTATGGAGATTCTGCTGATGGTGCTGCAAATATGGTTTTAGGTTTAGGATCGGCTTTAAAAGAAACTGGAACAGCACCTGCAGTAATGCGAGACATGTTAAATAATATTACTGGTGCAATATCTAAATTAGACGTTGGTACAAAAGCATTTTTAGCAACGCAAGCTGGATTTGGTAGCGGATTAAGTGGAGCGTTTAAATTTGATAAATTAATGGTGGAAGGTAAAATAGACGAAGCTTATAAAATGATGGAAGATACCATTAGAAAACAAATGGGTGGAAAAATTTATACATTAGATGAGGCTTCTACTAATGAAGCTGCTGCACAACAATATCAAAAACAAACATCTTTAATGCAACAATTTGGATTAATTAAAGATTCTGGAGAAGCTGCACGATTGTCAAAAGCATGGAGAGAAGGTACATCTGTTCCAGCAAGTATTGATAAATCTACAGCTATGGAACAAGATTTTTCAAGAGGGCAAGCGAGATCAGAAAGATATGATACTGCATTAAGAGATTTAAATAATAATACTGAAATGTTATTATCTGAGCAAAATAGATATTCTTTACAAATCATGCAATCATCTATAGGAACACATGGTGTTCTAAAACAAATGTTAGATGAATCTCAAAAGTTAGGAGCCGGATCAACTCTTGATAAATCAACAAATGAAGTAGCTGGTGTTTCATCAGAAGAAATAATGGGAAGATCGGTTGCAAAACAAGGAGCAACAGCTTTAGCTGTAGCGGGTGGAGTGGGAACTTTTGTTTCTGATTCTTTAAAAGATTCTGAATTTTTAAATGTTTTAAAAGAATCTATTGCAGAACTTCCTGGTATTGGAGCAGTTGCAGCCGAACAAATAACTAATCTTCAGGGCGCTTTAAGTGAAATGTCTGATAAAGCACATGAATTAACAGAAAAAGCTATAAGAATTTCTAATAATATAAATAGAGCGGCATCATTTAATGAACAAGTAGGTGTTATTAAAGAAGAATTTGGTAAATTACGACTTGCTCCAAATACAGAAACATCAAGTCCAAGTGTTCCTAAACCAGCAGATGTTGTAAGAGAAGAAAATAACAGACAATCACAACAAAATCCACAAGCACAAACTCCTTGGATAGTGGGACAAAATACAATGCCTATTCGGGGAGAAATTACTGTAAATCTAAAATATCCTGATGGATTTACAGAATCTCAACAGGCTAAAATTGCTAATATTTCTTATACATCAGACGTAAATGGAACTATGACTGGAGTAGGATAAAATATGCCTAAACAAATATACCCTTCAGATATTTACGAATCTTCTGCTATATTAGGCATAGATTCGCCTGCACCTCCTGCTTCTGGAGGTATAGGGTCAAGACAATCAAGAGTTCCAAGTGGAAGACGAGCATTGTCTAGAAGACAAATGTTATGCTGGTTAGTTCCTGAACAGCCAATTATTCAAATGTATATAAATCCAGAACAATTAGTTTTTAATTATGGAAAACAAATTAATGAAACAAGAACAAAGGGTGGCTTTTCTGTACAATATTGGGGTGAAAACCTAACAACTATAAATGGATCTGGAACAACAGGAACATCTGGTATAGAAGGAATGAATATATTATTAGATATATACAGAAATGAACAACTAATATTTGATCCTTATGCTTTATTTATGCAGGCTGAAAAAGATAGGCTTACTGCTATTAATACAAATATTGATATTATTGATATTTTTGATGATGATGCAAAGGGATTAGGGGATATTCTGCAAGGAAAAGCAGAGGCTTCTCCGACTAAAACGGCGGCTCGCCCATCATTAGCATCATTAGCTACAGGCGTAGAAATGTATTGGATGGGAGAGGTTTATAGAGGCTTTTTTAAAACTTTTGTAATTACTGAAAGCGCGCAAGCTTTAGGTTTATTTTCTTATAGTTTTAATTTTACAGTTACTCAAAAGAGAGGAATTAGAAATAACTTCTTAGCTTGGCATAAATCTCCTAATCATGGTCCAAGCGACTCATCTCAAGATGGTCCTCCTCATAGTTTTTCTTCTTTAATTTTGCAAGACTCTGCTGCTTATAATAGAAACGCTTCAGACCAACCAAATACATATACTCCATTTGTAGATAAATCAAAAGATTTACTTGGACAAGTAGGAGATAGAACTGAATCTATCAAAAAATTAGCATCAGATACTATTGATATATTTAAGATTTAAGGATAAGATTTATGGTTAAATTTTTAAAAGGATTAGAAACATTTGGTAATGCATTTTTAGATAAAATGAATGCTAATTTTGCACCTGGAGAAAACGTGCCAAGAACATTGGACGCCACTGATCCGAATGATCCTGATAAAATGATATCATATGGTGCTTTAGGAGAATTCGCCAAACAAGTAGATCCAAGAGCTAATAGAAGTTATGTTGAAAGCGGTTATATACGAAATGTTAAATCTAAACCATTACAAATAATAACTCAAGAGCCTGATTTAAATGTTGTAATTAAAAAAAGGTTTATATCATCTTTAGCTAATAATTATAAATTAGAATTATCAGATAAATCTGAAAAATTATTTATGAAAGCTTCAAAAATTTTATTTAAAAATAAATGTCAAGCAATATCTTCTTATGAAAAACTTACTAAATATGAAAGAATAATTCAAAATCAAGGAACTATTGATGAGTTAATTTTTCCAAGAGTATTAGAGGAAATTGAAGGTTTGGATGCTTTAGATATAGGCATAACTTTAATTTCTGGATCTTTAAGAAATGTATTAAACAAAATAAAAAAAGTTATGAATTTTAGTGAGCCATCACAATTTACAACTTGGAATTATGATAAAGCAAGATTATTAGAAAGTGATTTAGGTGATGGCGCGGGAACTTTTGATTTTACTATGGTTTCAGGCATAAACACTACCTCATCATTATTATTTGCTGGAGGTAAAGCTGGTTTAAATATTGAAGATCCTTATAATTTAATGACAATAACAGAACAGGATATTGATAAGGCTATAGCAGATTCAACAAATGCTTTTAAGCAAGCAAGTTTTTTTAGTGTTAGTGAAGAATCTTTAAGATCATTAAATGAAACATTAAAATTAGAATTAAAT